CTCATGGTGGCATGGTTGATAAATTTATAGGTGATGCTTGTATGGCAATATTTAATGCACCGCTTGACATTGATGAACATGAAAAAAGAGCAATAGCTTGCGCACAAGATATGAAAACAGCTATAAATAACTTACAAAAAACTTTACCAGAACCAGTTGCTATAGGTATTGGTGTCAACTCTGGTGAAGCAGTCATAGGCAACATGGGATCAGATACTAGGTTTGATTATTCTGCTATTGGTGATGCAGTAAATACAGCCGCAAGACTTGAATCAGCAACTAAAGAAGTTGGCGAAGATATACTGATTGGTGAAAATACTGCAAAAAATTGTGATTTTGAGTTAAAATCACTAAAACCTATTAAAGTAAAAGGTAAAAAAAATTATTTAAAAATATATACTATCTGATGACAATAAAAAAAATGACAGTCAAAGATGTTGCAGAAAGGCTTACAAAGTTAGAAACAATATCACATGAGCGTTGGAAAACTGCTTTTAATGAATTTTCAGACATCAAAGAAGAAATCACTAGAATTAATTTAACAATAAAAACTGCAACCTTTGGCGTGTTTGGTTTTCTTGGCGCTTTGTCTATAGCAGTAGTAACATCAATGTTGGTTTAATATGAAAAATATACTTAAAAATATAGTTGGTACAGTAGCACCTACTCTTGGAACAGCCTTGGGTGGGCCTATGGGTGGCATGGCAGCAAATATGATTGCTGATGTTTTGGGTGTATCAAACGATCAAAAATCTATACAACAAGCAATACAAAATGCAACACCAGAACAAATGCTTGAACTTAAAAAAGCTGAACAAGATTTTGAAGTTAAAATGAAGGAACTTGATGTTGATGTTTTCAAATTAGAAACACAAGACAAACAAAACGCAAGAGGTTTGTTTAGTAAAGATTGGACTGCAAGAATTATAGGCCTTTTTACAATTGGTGGTTTTCTTGGCTACATATTTTTAGTTACACTCCAACCACCAGAACAAAACTCTGAAGCCCTAATTAACTTAGTTCTTGGTTATTTAGGCGGTTTAGCAAGTGCAATCATATCTTTTTATTTTGGTGCTTCACATACGCCTGACGATAAATGACAAGTCCAGACGCTTTTGTATATAAAGTGATACTTGAAAAAGTTATTGACGGAGATACAGTTCGTTTAAAAACTATTGATCTAGGTTTTTCTGTTCAGCTGCATAAAAAATCTGTGCGTATCGCAGGCATTGACACTCCAGAATCACGAATTAACACAAAAAGACAACCACATAGAGCAAAAGAAAAAGAACTTGGACTGCTTGCTAAGTCAAAATTAAAAAAATGGTTAGTCGGCGATATAACATTGAAATCGTATGGGACTGATAAATATGGTAGAGTATTAGGCGATATATTTTGCGAACAAGGAAATGTTGCTGAATTACTTAAAAAAGAAAATCTTGCCGTTGACTATGACGGCGGAACAAAAACCAAAGTTTGGGGGTAATAATATGAAAATATCACAAGAGGGCATGACCCTTATAAAACATTACGAAGGCTGTAAATTGGAAAGTTATCAATGTGCAGCTGGAGTTTGGACTATTGGGTATGGATCAACAAAAGATGTGAAAGAAGGCATGAAAATTACACAAGAAGATGCTGAGAAACTTTTGAAAAAAGATATTGAAGTGTATGAAGATGCTGTAAATGATGCTGTAACTGTACCAATAAAACAAAACGAGTTTGACGCATTGGTATCATGGACTTTTAATTTAGGTGGTTCAAATTTAAAGTCATCTACTATGCTCAAAGTTCTTAATGATGGTAAATATCAAGATGTTCCAGAACAGATAAAAAGATGGAATAAAGTAAAAGGCGTTGTAAACGAGGGTCTAGTTAAAAGAAGAAAAAGCGAAGCTTTGCTTTTTGAGTGCAAAGATTGGACTAACATTTAACAATAAGGTAAAGTAAATTATGTCAATAGGAATGTTACCACCAAATATAAGAGATGAGGGTTTACCACCAGTAAATCGACCACCAGTTGTCACACCGACTGTTGATCCAAACTTTGTTAGCGGTTTTAATTATGCTAGATCAATAGCTGGCGGACTACCTATGGAACAAGTTATTGCACCAGGAGTAAGTTTTTCTCCAGATCAACCAAGCGGTTTTACACAGATGGACTTGAATGCACCTGTGACAACAACAGCAACACCACCTGTGCAACAAGATATAATTATGGATGATACATCACCTGATTATTCACAACTACCACCCAATATTATTGGTGGTGGCAGAGGTGATAATATAACAATACTTCAAGATCAGATGCGTTTTCCACCGCCAAGAGATATTTTAGGTGGTTTTAATTTTGTTCCACAAATAGATGTAGATGCTTTGCGACAAGGTTTGCGTGATGAAATATCATCATTGATACCACCACAAGAACAACCAGATTTGACAAAATTTATATCAAGGGACGAAATTGATACTTTGTTATCGCAAGGACCTACTGGAGGTAGGTTCTCTATAGAACGACAAGATATGCCTGAGATACCAGATGTTTCAAAATTTGTAACACAAAAAGATATTGACCAAGCAATACAAAACATTGATATACCAACAATGCCAATGATGCCTGATCTAACACCTTTTGACCAAAGATTAGCAAGTCTTGAACAAGGTCTTTTTGATTTGCAACAAGGGCCTACTGGTGGCAGATTTTCAATAGAGCGTCAAAATCCAATGGGCTTATTTGCATGAGCATAACGCATGAAGAAGCTGTAAAAGCTGCACAAGCTGAAGCTATACTAGATTCTGATGTTTTTAAAGAAGCACTAGAAAATTTAAAAAACGAATATACAAATATTTGGTTAAACACCAGAGATATTAAAGATACACAAATCAGAGAAGATTTACACAGATCATTATTGTTATTACCTGAAGTAGAACGGCATCTACGCATTATGGTAGAAAAAGGTAAACTCACAAAAACACACATCAACAAAATTAGAAATATAGGATAAATATTCCCTTTTTGTAGAATATTAGTTTAAAATATTCATAAATACAGTAAAGGAGTATTTATATGGCAACAACGGAAAAACCGACTGCACTTAAAACAGAAGGCGAAACAACTACCGCTATGTTTGAAAGTTTTTTAACCCCCGAAGAGGATAAGGAAGAAGAGCAAGTAAACGAAGAAGTTGAGGTGGTGGAAACACCTACCGAAGATGTCCCTGAAATAGAGGAAGAAGAAACTGAAAGTCTTGAAGAAGATGTAGAAGTCGAAGAAGAATCTATAGAAGAGGACGAAAATTTAGATGAAGAACAAACAAATATTGATGAGGAAATCGAGCAACCTCAAATGTTTACAGTTAATGTAAACGGGATAGAACAGCAGGTCACGCAAGAAGAACTAATCAATGGCTATTCTCGTCAGCAAGATTATACGCGCAAAACACAAGAACTCTCTCAACAGCGAAAAACTGTTGAAGAGCAAGCCAAAGAAGTAGCGCAAAGGGATGCGATTTATTCGCAGTTGTTACCGAAGATGGAAGCCCAATTAAAGGGCGAAATGGCAAACGAGCCAGACTGGGACACACTTTATAAAGATGATCCTGTTGGTTATGTTCGCGAAAAGCAACTTTGGGATGAAAAAAAAGAAAAATTGAATGCAGTAAGTGCTGAACAGGAAAGAATCAAACAAGAAGAAATCCAAAAACAGCAAGAACTTATCAAAAAACAAGTTGAATACGGCAATCAAAGACTCATTGAACTAATCCCAGAATGGCAAAACCCAGAGGTTGCTGCCAAAGAAAAAGCTGCTATAAGCGAGTATGCTATTAAAGTGTTGGAATATACACCGCAAGAGATACAACAGGTTTATGATTATCGTGCTTTACTTGGTTTGAGAAATGCTTGGCTTAACTCTAAAACAGTTGCAGCCACAAAGAAAAAACCAACACAAAAAGCACCAGCAAGAAAGGTGGCACGGCCTGGTACGACAAACCGACCAAAAACGGCAACTCCTGTGACTAAAGCAAAACAAAGGTTGGCTAAGTCTGGAAAAATTACAGATGCGGCTAAAGTATTTGAAAAAATATTATAATTTTTAAGGAGTAAAAAAATGGCAAAAGTAACTAACGCTTTTGATACATATACTGCTACCGCTGATAGGGAACAGCTAAGTGATATAATCTATAACATATCACCAATGCAAACACCTTTTTTATCAAGTGTCGGTACAAGTAATGTAAGTAATGTGGTCTTTGACTGGCAAACAGAAAGCCTACCAACTCCATCCTCAACTGGTCAGTTAGAGGGTTTTGAGTTAAGTAGATCAGCTTCTACTGCTACTGTCAGAGAATCTAATGTATGTATGATCTCTTCAAGAGATGCAACAGTAACAGGATCGCAAGAAGCATCTGATGCTGCTGGCAAAAATTCTGAAATGGCTCACCAATTAGCTTTGATGGCAAAAGCCCTCAAAAGAGATATGGAAGAAGCCCTTACACAGAATATTGCTAAAGTAACAGGTACAGCTTCAGCTGCGCGTCAAACAAGGTCTTTAGAAACTTGGTATCAAACCAATGTGAACAAAGCATCTGACGGCGCAAACGGATCTGCTTCTGCTGCTAGAACCAATGGTACAAGAAGAGATTTAACTGAAGATATGCTTAAAGATGTTCAGCAACAATGTTTTACAAGTGGTGCTGAGCCATCAATCTTAATGTGCGGACCATATAACAAATCTGTTATTTCTGGTTTCACAGGTAGATCACAAGCTAGACAGTTTGTG